ACTTTATGGTTCCGCTGATTAAGAAAGCAGCCTTCCGTTATATGCAGTTTGACCCTGAGCGTTATCCATCGGTAGACATGAAGTTCATGCCTAGCGCTACCTTGGGTATTATGGCTCGTGAGTACGAACAACAGCAGCTTATTGGCTTGTTGCAGACCCTTGGACCAAACACTCCAGTACTACCAATCATCCTTAAAGGCATTATTGGTAACTCTAGCCTGTCTAATAGGGCTGAATTGGAGCAAGCATTGACCCAAATGAGTCAACCAGACCCACAACAGGCTCAAATGCAGCAGATGGCGCTACAGATGGATATGCAACAGAAGCAAGCCACTACCCAGTCGCTACAGGCTAGGGCGCAAAGAGACTCTGCAGAGGCTGCTAAGACGGTTGTAGAGACCCAATTGATGCCAGAAGAGCTTCGTGCTAAGGTTATTAGTTCGCTTTCTACCAACATTGATGGCAAAAACCAAGAATCTGAGTTCGCTAAACGAGCTAAGATAGCAGAATTGATGCTCAAAGAAGCCGATATTAAAAATAAAGGCAAGATTGTTGAGCTTCAGATGCAAAAACAACAAAAGATGTAAAAATTACTTGACTTTTTTATAAAGTTGTGGTAAAATGCGGTTATAAATGTAAGTGAGTACTTACATACATTCTCCAACAAGGACAAAGAATGATAGATAAAAAACTACAAGAATACTATGAGAGTCGCTTTGCAATGATGGCGACTCAAGGTTGGTTAGATTTGATGGAAGATGCACAGAATATGTTCAATTCCTTAAATCAAGTATTACCAATCCAAAACGAAGCTGATTTACAACTAAAGCGTGGACAACTGGACATTCTCCAGTGGTTAATCAGCTTAAAAGATGTTTCAGAGCAATCCTACGAACAGCTCTTATCGGGAGATACGGCGAATGAGTAGGAAGTTATATGACTTTAAATGCTCAGAAGGACATATCACAGAGAGTTTTGTTGGAGATAAAACAACAGTAATTCGTTGTGAATGTGGTTTAGACGCTAACCGGATTATTTCTCCTATAAGAATTAGTTTGGATGGCACTGACCCTGTTTTCGTATCTGCCTACGATAGATGGGCGAAAAGGCACGAAGACAAACAGAAGCAAGAAGCAAAGCAAAACGCCTGAGATACCTTTATTGGGAAATAAAGCCTCAGATTATTAATCCTAAAATCACTTGATTCGGTGACAGGAGACTTTAAATGGCAGCAAATTTTATTCAAGAAGAAGAACTGTTTGAAAGCAATGAGCAAGAAGTAGTACAAGATGTTGCAACTCCAGAGGCATCTACAACCGATGCACAACCTGCAGTTAAACAACAAGAACCAGTAGACGAGTTACCTGAGAAGTATCGAGGTAAATCCGCATCAGAGATTGCAAAGATGCACCAAGAGGCTGAAAAGCTCATTGGTCGTCAAGCAAATGAGGTTCACGAAGTACGAAGTCTTGCAGACCAGCTTTTAAAGCAACAACTCGAAGCTCGAACAAAAGAAACAGCGCCTATTGAAGAATCGCTTGAAGAAGACTTTTTTGTCGACCCTAAACAGGCTGTCAACAGACAAGTAGAAAAGCATCCCGCTGTAATTGAAGCTAGACAAGCAGCATTAGAAATGAAGAAGATGAAGACGGCACAACAACTGTCGGCTAAACATCCTGATTTTACCACTATCGCACAAGATACTGGATTCCAAGATTGGGTAAAGTCTTCAAAGATTCGACTGAACTTGTTTGCCAAAGCTGATGCAGAATTTGACTTTGATGCCGCTGATGAGTTATTAAGTACTTACAAAGAACTTAAACAAATCAAACAGCAGACTCAAACGACTCAAACTGCAGCAGTAGAAAGCAAAGCTCAAGAACAAGCAATGAAGGCAGCTACAGTTGATGTTGGTGGTGCTGGCGAGAGTAGCCGAAAAGTATATCGTCGAGCAGACCTAATTAAATTGAAACTTACCGACCCTAGTCGTTATGAAGCACTGCAGGATGACATCCTAGCAGCGTACGCCGAGGGAAGAGTTAAGTAATTTTAGACTTAATAATTCATAAAGGAAATTAATCATGGCAGCAGTAACATACCCCGGCGGTAGTACATCTATCGTTAACAAAACAGCAGCAGACAAGTTTATTCCAGAGATTTGGAGTGACGAAGTCATCGCTGCATACAAAGCAAACTTAGTTCTTGCAAACCTCGTCCGTAAGATGTCTTTCAAAGGCAAAAAAGGCGACACATTGCATATTCCTAAGCCAACTCGTGGCACAGCAACGGCTAAAGCAGCTAACACTGCAGTAACCATTCAAGCTAACACCGAGAGCGAAGTACAAGTCCTTATCGACCAGCACTTCGAGTATAGCCGTTTCATCGAAGACATCGTCGAGACTCAAGCATTGTCTTCCTTGCGTTCTTTCTACACTGACGACGCTGGTTATGCTTTAGCTAAGAAAGTTGACGACACTCTCATCGCTTTAGGTAAGTCCTTTGGCGACGGTGACGCTTCTGACTGGGTTCATAGCAATGTGTATTACATCGACTCAAGCACTGGCTTAACATTGTACGCAGAAGATACCGTTGTTACTGGCGATGTATTTACCGATGCTGGTTTCCGTAAACTCATCCAGTTGATGGACGACGCTGATGTTCCAATGGATGGTCGTAAGTTTGCTATTCCTCCATCACTCCGCAACGCTATCATGGGTATTGACCGTTACAATAGCTCTGACTTCGTTGATGGTCGTGGCGTAAACAATGGTCAAATTGGTAAGTTGTATGGCATTGATATCTATGTATCAAGCAATATGCCTATTATCGAGACCGCTGCTAACAACTCAGTTGGTGATGCCGTTAAAGCTGCTCTCTTATTCCATACTGATACTATGGTCTTTGCCGAGCAACTTGGTGTTCGTTCCCAGACTCAGTACAAGCAAGAATACTTGTCAACTCTTTATACCGCTGATACCCTCTTCGGTACTAAAGTAGTTCGCCCAGAAGCTGGCTTCGTACTCGCTGTAAACGCCTAATATTGGCTCTCAAGCTCCTTAGCTACGGCTAGGGAGTTTGTTTAAATGCATTCCATGAGTGTATTTAGACAAACATAGGAGATTACTTTGAGCCTATATCGGGGACCCGGTGGGTCAGGAGACGCTACAAACGATGCTTCTAGTCAAGCAGTTTTAGCCACTGCCGCAGCAAACGCAGCAGAAGTATCTAAGAATCAAGCACAAGCATCTGCGTCAGCAGCATCATCTTCAGCGTCATCAGCAAGTACATCTGCGACTAACGCCTCTAATTCAGCATCCTCTGCCGCAGCGTCAGTAGCAAGTATTGGTACTTCGGTTAGTGATGCCGCAACTTCAGCAAGCAACGCTAGTACTTCAGCAACCAATGCCGCCTCGTCTGCATCATCTGCATCAACTTCTGCGACGAATGCAAGCAATAGTTCTTCATCGGCATCCACTAGCGCTAGTAATGCAAGCACATCGGCATCAAATGCGTCTACAAGCGCTACCAACGCTTCTAACAGCGCCACAACCGCATCAACAGCAGCAACTAATGCTGGTACAAGTGCAACTAATGCAGCATCGTCTGCGTCCACAGCATCAACTGCAGCAACCAATGCAAGTAACAGTGCTTCATCAGCATCAACCTCTGCAAGCAATGCTAGTTCTTCTGCATCATCTGCCTCGTCGTCAGCATCAACCGCTACGACACAAGCAAGTAACGCTAGTACATCGGCGACTAATGCAGCATCGTCTGCCTCATCTGCATCAACATCGGCAACAAACGCCAGTAACAGTGCCTCAACAGCATCTACAGCAGCAACCAATGCGTCAGCAGCTCAGGTCGCAGCAGAAACCGCTAGAGACCAGACACTAACAGCTTACGATAACTTTGATGATAGATATTTAGGAGCTAAGGCTTCTAATCCTACATTAGATAATGATGGCAATGCTCTGACTGCTGGGGCGTTGTATTTTAACAGCACTGACGGTGCAATGCGGGTTTATACGGGTTCTGTGTGGGTTGATGCCTACGCTGCTGGAACCAGTTTCTTAGCAAAAACTAACAATTTAAGTGATTTACCTGACGCATCTGTCGCACGAACCAATCTTGGTCTCGCAATTGGTACTAATGTTCAGGCTTACGATGCAGACTTAGCAACGATTGCTGGTCTAACTCCCACCAATAACTATGCTATTATTGGTAACGGAACAAGTTGGACTTCTTCAGCATTGTCAGCAACAGGTGTAACTTCTGTAACAGGCACAGCACCGATTGTTTCCAGTGGCGGCACTACTCCAGCAATCTCGATACCAGCAGCAACTTCGAGTGTTAATGGTTACTTAACCAGCACAGATTGGTCAACATTTAATGCTAAACAAACTGCTTTAGTTAGTGGCACAAACATCAAGACTGTTGGTGGTGTTAGTCTCCTAGGTTCTGGCGATGTAGGTACTCTTACAGTAGCTTATGGCGGAACTGGGGCTACGACCTTAACAGGCTACATTAAAGGCTCTGGAACCAGTGCTTTTACAGCTAGTTCGACAATTCCGGGGTCAGATATTGATGGAACAATAGATGGTGGAAGTTTTTAAAAAAGACTTGACAAAACAGTCAATTTGTGTTATCATTAGGAAATAAACTATGCCTACAATCTTAAAACTTAAAAACAGTGTAACAACGACTGCTACACCTACCACTTTGGTGCAGGGTGAAGCCGCTGTTAACATTACCGACAAGAAGGTTTGGGTCGGTAACGCTGCGTCTTCTCCAGTTCAAATCTTAGGTGCTGGAGCAACCGTAGAAGGAACTACCTTAACCATGACTGGAGATGGTACTTTCTCTGGCACTGGTCAATTAAAAGTACCTGCAGGAACAACTGGACAGCGTAGCGGTTCTCCTGCTGCGGGTATGATTCGATATAACTCCACCACAGGTGGATTTGAAGGCTACACAACTGCATAGGGTTCTATCGGTGGCGGTGCTACTGGAGCAGGTGGTGATACAGTATTTCAAGAGA